TTGGAGACCTGAAGAAGTGGATATCTATAAAGATGCAAAAGATTTTAAGGAACTAACTGAGCATGAGCAGCACATCTTTACTTCCAATCTCAAGCGTCAGATTCTCCTCGACTCCGTGCAGGGAAGAGCGCCGACAGCGGCATTTGGACCAATATGCTCGCTACCAGAACTTGAGACATGGATCCAAACCTGGACCTTCTCAGAGACAATCCACTCCCGCAGTTATACTCACATTATCCGAAACATCTATCCAAACCCATCGAAAGTCTTTGATGAAATAATGGATATTCAAGAGATTGTTGATTGTGCGAAAGATATTAGTAAATACTATGATTATTTGATTGCTTATAACAATGCATATGCTGATGGTTCATATCATACATTTATGGGTAGCGATATGACTGAAAATAGCATGTTATATGATATGCATCACAGAGAGCATAAACGTGCACTATGGCTTGCTCTTATGTCTGTGAATATTCTCGAAGGAGTTCGTTTCTATGTCTCGTTTGCATGTTCGTGGGCGTTTGCTGAAGTCAAGAAAATGGAGGGCAATGCTAAGATCATCAAGTTTATCGCACGTGATGAAAACTTACACCTTGCTGGAACCCAACAACTCCTTAAGGCTTTACAAAAAGAAGATGAAGACTTCGCTAAGATTGCAGAAGAAACAAAAGAAGAGTCAATTAAATTATTTACTGCTGCCGTTGAGCAAGAAAAAGCGTGGGCAAGTTTTCTATTTAAAGACGGTTCGATGGTCGGTCTCAATGAGACGCTGCTGTGTGAATATATAGAATGGATTGCTAATAAGCGTATGATAGCTGTTGGTTTGCCTACGCCTTATAAGGGAGGTAGCAATCCACTTCCATGGACACAAAAGTGGATCTCAGGAGCAGAAGTGCAGGTCGCTCCACAGGAAACTGAAATCACCAGTTATATAAATGGTGGTGTGAAGAAAGATGTAACAACAGACACGTTTAAAGGATTTAGTCTATGAGTTGTGGTGATAACTGTAACTGTAAAGGAATTAAAGATGTGCACAATACCAATGACTATGAGCGAGGTTATAGCAAGGGGTTTCTCGACGGCTTTGAGGCTGCAAGAAGAGACCCTAGTTTGGTATTTCCAAATGTACCGAATAATGGGATTACCCAAAATTTAGTTGGTTGTAAAGTATGTGGAATTGATTTTAGTAAAGGAGTATGGGGATACGTATGTAATCATGCAAACTGCCCGTCGAGAGTAACATGTTAATTAGGAGAAAAGGAATTGTCTGATAAAGAAATAGTTTGTACAAATTGTGAAGCAGAATTTCAAGTAGTACATGATGAAGTAGACTCGCCTGAATATTGCCCATTCTGTGGCGATAAGATTAGATATGATGATGACGAAGACGAAGATATTGATTTAGAAAATTGGGAAGAAGACGTCTAATAAATAGAGGGAAAGGTGTCCCTCTATGTCTTATGAAAATCCGTGGTGTTATAACAATCAAATAGTAGAATCTGATAAAATAGAAGATTTTTACGGTTTTGTTTATAGAATCACAAATCTCACAAACAATAAACAATATATAGGCAAGAAGCTTTTCTGGTCAGCCAAAACTCGTACTGTGAAGAAGAAAAAGAAAAGGTACAAAGTTGAGTCTGATTGGAAAAATTATTATGGTTCTAATAAAGAATTAAATGATGATGTTTCTTTAGTTGGTGAGATGAACTTTAAAAGAGAAGTATTAAGATTTTGTAAGACAAAGGGTGAATGTAACTATTTTGAAGCTAAATATCAATTCCAGGAAGAAGTTCTTGAAAACGATAATTACTACAACTCATGGATAATGTGTAAAATACATAAAGCCCATGTAAAAAGGTAAAATCGCGCAAAATTTCCCCGGAATATTTTTTTAGGTTTGCGTATGTACATTTGCTCAGGATTTGTTATATTAGTGAATATGCCCATGTAGCCCAATCGGCAGAGGCAGGAGACTTAAAATCTCCAAAGTGTCAGTTCGAGTCTGACCATGGGCACCATAATTTAAGGAGTGAGTAATGGCGCATCCACATAAGAATAGACCAAGAAAAGGTCGCCGCAAAGTTGGCAGTAAGAAACGTAAGGCTCGTCGCTTGAAGGGCAAGCGTAAGGGAAAGAAGTAATAATTGCGGGGTTGGTATATAGATTGTGCCCTAGCCTTCCAAGCTAGTGAAACGGGTTTGAGTCCCGTACCCCGCTCCAGAAATACAGGTGAATAATGTCTAGGGAATTTAATCTTGATGAAGTTGCTGAATACATCCGCGGTTCTTCGGCTACCACCTCCGTCTATATTGGAGCAGATAGTGAACGCTACCGTGGTAGGGATGACAAATGGTACGCTGACTACACAGTTGCTGTTGTTATACACATGGATTCATCTAGAGGTTGTCGTGTCTTCGGAAAGGTAGACACAGAACGTGACTATGATAAGCGTCATGATCGTCCAGCAGTACGTTTGATGAATGAAGTATATCGTGCATCTCAAATGTATCTTGACTTGCTAGACGCTATTGGTGATCGTCATTGTGAAGTTCACTTAGATATTAATCCTGATGAAATGCATGGTTCATCATGTGTTATTCAGCAAGCCACAGGTTATATCCGTGGCATGTGTGGTTTTGCACCAAAAGTAAAACCTGAAGCTTTCGCGGCATCATACGCTGCCGATCGTCTTAAAGAAATTGTTGGAAATTAATAGGAGAAACCTATGCAGCCATCTATTACTGAAGTAAGAAGTCAACTCATTTATGATGAGGGTCTTCGTAATTTTATGCTTAGTGTCTATAACTATATGACATTTGCTCTTGCTGTTAGCGGTCTTGTGTCGCTTGGCATTAGTATGAGCCCTGATCTTCTTAAAATGATCTGGGGAACAAACTTTAAGTGGATCGCTATCTTCTCGCCCCTTGCTATGTCACTTGCATTTGCATTTTTTGTGCAGAATATGACAGCACAGTCTGCTAAGATCTTTCTTGTGGCATTTGCTGCCGTTATGGGTCTTAGTATGAGTTCAATCTTCCTTATCTTTAAGCTAGGAAGTATTGCTCAGGTATTCTTTATTACTGCAGCAACATTTGGTGCTACATCTTTGTACGGTTATACCACTAAGAGAGATCTTACTGGTCTTGGTAGTTTCCTAATGATGGGCGTGATTGGTCTTGTCATTGCAGGACTGATTAATGTTTTTCTTCAGAGCTCAATGATGTCTTTGATCATTAGTTGTATCTCTGTCCTTGTATTCACAGGTCTTACAGCTTATGATACACAGAATCTAAAGTATACATATGATGAGCTCGATGAGAGCGAAAGAGATAAAGCTGGTGCGATCGGAGCTTTTAATCTTTACATCAACTTCATTAACATCTTTATGTCGCTTCTTAATATCCTTGGTGACAGAAAAGAATAAAGAGATTGCGCGAGTAGCTTAAAGGTGAAGCCGGCCGCTCATAACGGTCTGAGTGTAGGTTCGAGTCCTACCTCGCGCACCAACAATCATGAAAAAGAATATATGGAATATACAACATAATTTAGAGGAACCAGCTTGCTTATACAAATGGCAGTGGTCGACTTTGTATTTAAGTAATCAAACGTCTAGTTCTTGTCATAGAGTATCTGCTGTTGATGTTCCTCTTAATAATATTAAAGATTTTCACAATACTCCTGAAGTAATTAATGATAGAAAGTTAATGAGTTCAGGTCAATGGCCTGGAAGAGGATGTGAATATTGTAAAGATATTGAAAATGCTGGTGGTTTTAGTGATCGCCAAAATATCAATAATAATAAAAATTTATTTGAAAGATTTACACCCAAGGAAATTTTAGAAAATAAAAGTAATGTTATTCCAACCAGAGTAACACCTTCAACATTAGAAGTTTATTTTTCAAACTTATGTAATCAAGCGTGTCTTTATTGTTTTCCTAGATATAGTTCTAGAATTGAAAATGAGTTTAGGCGCTATGGCCCATCAACTGATAGCGTCAATGATAAAGATAAATTACAATATGACATTAAAAAATTTGATGACAAAAGACAATATTATAAAGAAGCCAAACACAAATTTTGGCAATGGATGTTTGTCAATGCGCATGATTTAAAGGAATATCATATTCTTGGTGGAGAACCGTTCTATCAA